GGCTTCCAGTAGGCTTTTGATTTCTTCTGGTGTGGAAGCAACTTTAACATGGAACTCTTCGCTTTCACGTTTAAATAATGCTTGTTCAAGCTGAATGTAAAGTAACGTTGTGTCTAGGCTCTTGTGCCCCAGAAACTCCTTGACATACACTATGTCTTTAGTTTGATGGTAAAGCATTGTTGCTTTCCAATGCCTAAACGTGTGTAAGCCAATCTTCAGAATTCGTGGGTTCCCAAGTTTCTTAGCAACTTTCTTTCTCAACCTGTAAAATATTGAGCCTCTCGCAATCTTATTGTTTGTTCCGAACACATATTCGCTTGTTTTAGGCAATGCAGCCAGCATATTGGCTAGTTTCTCACTTATATTAAATATTCGGGCCTTTCCATTCTTCTCTGGTTCGTTAAGTGTTATGAGACGTCTCTGTAAATCCACATTGGTCCATCGTAACCTTGAAGCTTCTCCTACACGCATGGCTGTTTCCTTTAAAAGTTGCAGAAATGCCGCCGTCTTTTTTCCGGCTGCAGCTATTAAGTCATCAAGCTCTCGTTCAGTTGGAATAAACGGAAGCTTTCTTGTAATCTTGCATATTGGAGGATCCCATTTTAGGCCTTGAGTTTTAAGAAACAATGTATAGGCTGCTATAATAGTATGTCTGTATGAATTGCTTATGTCTAACTTAGCCAGATAGGCTTTGACGCTTTCAGGATCCATTAAGTTAGAGTTTGCCGCAAGCTTCTTTATGGCCCTGGCATAGGTTTGTATGCTGCCTCTAGAATAACCGTTCTTTTTGAGATACCACAAAAAATCTATTATTCTGCTTTTCACTTCGTTGTTTGCTATGGCCCCCGCATGCCCATCTCCAGTTTCGGCGCATTCTTTCATGGCCCATTCGCCTCTAGGCTCCAGAAGGGCCAAGGCTCTGGAGCCGCATCGTATGTTAGTTATGACGTGTTTGGTTTTTAAGTTCTTTCTCGGCCTGTTAGGATCTGAGAAGCGGTAGCCGCATGTTCTGCAAATGTAGCGTTGAATCGCGCCGAAACTTGTATAGCGTAGCCCATCCTTCCAGACGTGCCTAGAACCGCATTTGGGACATGTTGGAACCATAAATTAACTTCCTATTTCCTAACTTAATGAAATAATAATTAGTTCATTTATATAAAAATTTACTTTAGAAGGAAAGTTAAAGTATTTGGAGAGAAAAGTAAAAGCTAAAAAGCGAACGGAAATTTAAATTTTTCTAACCGGACATTTCATATAGTTTCCGGAATATTTTGTCTATGTAAAGCGGCTCCTTGTTAAATGTGGCCTCTATTATCCAATGCATGTCCTCGTCGACGCTGTGGGTTATGTTTAATAGGCGGTAATAGGTCTGCGTTGAGATGCCGATTTCCGGAAGAGTCAACGGATATTTCCAGCCTGGCTTAAGGTTTAAATCCGCCGCGACATGTCGCACCTTTATGGTTTCGGTTGGGTTCTTAAGATAGCCTATTAGGCTTTCCGCCTTCAATTGACAGTCTTCCACACTGTCTAAAGTTTCGTCTTCTACAATTTTACTTCTCACGCCATAGGCTTGCTGGCTCGCCGAATCCTCAGCCGTGTAATGGTGGCGGCAACCCGTAAAACGTAAACAGTCAATTAGGCAGTTGAAGTATGTTGATTCGGCAAAGTCAAACATTATTCCTTTGATATTTTTTAGGTTTGGGTTACCGTATGTAGCTGTGAATGGAGGATTTAAATCAGCGGAAAATTCGTTCCATTGGCCTTTTGGAAATCCGTCTTCATTGTTAAAGTTTATTCTAACCATGTTATTTATGTCCGGGCATAAAAGGTATACATCAACCGAATGGATTGTTGTTGAAGTGTAAAGTTTAAAGTATATGCCTGACGCGCCGTAAAATCCTGAATGCTCATTTGTTACCTTATCATAGGGAAATAGCCATCTTATAAATCTGGCTATCCACCATCCGGTTTGGCTGTCCTGCTCCGGGACAACTCCAAGGCTTACGTTGCCGCATGAAACGGGATCTGTCTGCGGCGAAATAGCCCCGTAAATCGTATTCCAATGGTCTGGGTCCAATGGGTTTTCTTCGCAGAAATCTCCGGTGTTCGGGATATATCCTCCCCAACCGCCGAAAACTTTAATTCTGTTTTTTACCCGGTAGGCGTCGACGCTTCTTTCGGCGCTTATCACTTTGTTGCTTACAATCTGGTTTGGCTGACTGTATTTTTCACGCGGGAAAACCCAGAGGTTGCCGGCGGGGTCCACCCAAGCGTCAAAACCTTGTGTGCCGTCCGCCTTTTTGCTTTCTTTGCATATTTCTTTTATGATTTTATACGGAGTTTTTTCTTCATAGTTTTTCGTGAATGTGGAAGCTATTTCGTTGTCCGAGTCAACTTTGACATCTGTTATGGCTACTTGGCTTTCCTGTAGAACATCTTTTATTAATTCTCTGCCGTTTATGTTGTCGTAATATTTGGTTATCAATCTAGGCGGGTTTTGAAGTTGCCATCCAAGCCCTAAACATTCAACTTCACAGAGCTTACTTCCCGCAGATTTTCTCTGTTTTTTCGTGTTTATAATTCCGCCGAAAACTTTGCCACTTGGATTCCCAATATAGCCTACGCTTTTGGCTATCCAGACGAGAACCCGGCTTCCAAACGTTAATCTGTCGCTTAAATCAGCTTCGTCTACAACAGTAAATAAACAATTTGAAACACCTTTCTCCAAAAGGCAATCATTGACTTCCAAGTCCTTTATGCTATTTGATGGCGCCATCCAATCCTCGGCGACGCATATATAATCCAGACTTAAAATTTGGCTTTCGGAACCCTCAAACCCAACCCGTATTTCATCAACATCACCTTCATATATTTGCCGCATATTTATAGCGTAAAAACCGTCCTCCATGAAGGTCCACGCGGCCTTTTCCGTTCCGCCGCTGTAAATTTTAATATACCATTTAGACCCGGAAAAGCTTAGCGCCCTCACCAGCAACCATTCATAATTTGAAGTGTTAAAATCAACGTTTTTTCCGATATAGCCTTGCATTTCCCCCGAAGTAATAATTATATCAATTTTGTCTGGATATTTTGAAATAGAAGGGTTATTATATATATTCTCCCATCCATCATAGAAATGGTCATCGCAGAAAAGCGGATTCTTGAAAATTTCAATTCTCACGTCAGTCAACGGGAACCCCCGCTTGCTTCAACCTCAAAATTATGCGTTGCATCATGCGGTCCACATCATAGTCCCGGCTGAAAACCGGATTATTCACATTAATCGTGACTGACGCGCTTAAAACTCCAAACTTGTGAGGTGGAATAATCAGTTCGCCTTTATGCACATATGCCCATCCAGTCCGCGGCACAACTCCGCCTTCTTGGAATACTCCGGCGAAATGCGCCATTAAAGCGCCGACCGATGCGGCGGCCGCAAGCATTATTGGAACGGCGGCTCCCATGCTTGAAACAGCATTTGCAATAAACGTTGCGGCGGCCCTTGCCTTCTCCGCAAATGCGACAGCCAAAGCTTTTGCAGCGTGCCATAGAAGCTTCAATCCGCTTAAAACAAGAAGCTTAATCTTTTCTTTCTCAAGAAGGTTGGCTATTTTGCTGGCTGCTATCCAAGCCCAAATCTTCTTGACTAATTTGGGGATAACCGAGTTTGCCAGTCCAATCATTACGCCTTGAAGTGCTGAAGGCCCTAAAATGTCGACCATCACGCCGAGAGGCCCTAAAGCCTGCTTTATGCTCATTCCAAGGTTGACTATGCTCTGCATGAAGCCGCCGGTCGCGGCCTTGCTGTTCTCTACGCTTGCGCGATACTGGTCTAATTTTAGCTGGGCCTCACTTATATTATCACCTAAAATTTTAGTTTTCTCTGAAACTTGCATTATAGCGTATTGTTGCCATGCAAGCTTCTTCTGGTTCTCTGTAAGCTTATCGCTTGTTGTGCCTATTTTCTTCGCATACCAATCATACGCTTCTGAAGCCTCAAATGTTATGCCAAGGTTATCCAATATTTTAGGTGATTGCCGACCTAAAGCTATGGTTAAATCTTGAATAGATTTAGTTGCATCTTGTCCCGCCGCATATCCAAGCTTTATTGCTGCCTCATATAACTCGTTTAGTTTATCCGCAGGCACACCTAACATTAAGGCTTGATTTGCAGCCTGTAAAAGTTCTATATCGCTTACGGCTCCTTTTGTCGCCTTCCTTAGGCTTTCAAGCGAAAGGTCTGTTGCGCCGCTTGCCTTCACCAGCCTTTCAAAGCTTGTCTTCAAACTTTCAAGCCTAGCGGACATTTCGACGCCGCTACCAACAAAATCTACGGCTCCCCGAACCATGTCCCGCATAATCATTCCGAACGCGACAGAGGCAGCCTGCCTCAGAAAGTCGAAGGCGCCAGCCAATTTCTTGACGTTTCTGCCTATAAAAATGTTGATTCGGCTGTCCATACTCAACGTTTAACCCTTTCCATAAACCATTCAAGCCAAGCGAGAAGAAACTGGAATTGAAATGGGGTAAGCTGGCTGATTTGCCTCGGCGTATAGCCGTAGAAGTAGGCGATTGCACCGTATGCCTGCGCCGTCGAGTTAGCTTTTATCCAAGCCTTCACTTGGCCGGCTGAAGACTTGACATGATGGTTAAAAAACGTGTTTTTTCGTCTATCCGTTGCATAATCGCCGATAAAACGTCTCCACGCAATCTTTTCGCTTTACTGTATGGAATGTTAAGCATTTTGGCGATTATCCGCTGGGAAGCATCCATGTTGTCTTTAGCCTTCGCCACAGCCTCACTCATTTCCTCAATAGTTAAAAGCCTAAACTTGACTACCCGATTGATTTCCGGAACAAAAACCTCTTGAAATTGCTTGGGGTCCACGAGAAACTCGTCGGGATTAAACTCCTTCGCTTTTACGGCTTGCTGTTTCTCCCATTCCTCAAGTTTACGCTTATACTCTTCAACCTTAGACATTCTTAATCGCCTTAGCTGCTCTGCGTTCCAATTTCTATGCCTTTTCCTTCGCCTTCAACGGACTCCATCACTACTCCGTCTTGCACAATATTCAATTCGAAGCGGTTCAAGACCACATTGTTCAAAGTTATCTGTGTCTTTCCAGCTCCAGAACCTTCAGGCATAACGACGACAGTGACTTTTGTGCCGTTTATGACTTTTTCCATGTAGGTTTTGTCAATCCACATTCTTTCGATGCGAACCGTATAACTGTAGTTGCCGGGCTCCAGAACCGCAGGGTCAGTGTCGCCTATCACATAGTCCTTGATTAGGCTGGACTCCACGCCTAGCCTAATATTTTTGGCATATCCTATATCTTCCGAATCCATCTGTATTACGGCATTTTTCCCTAAAACCGGAGAACTCATTTTCACATTTCACCTCGCCTTTTACAAAAGTAGCTGCGGGACCCGCGGGTTAAATGCCGCAAGGCCCTTCCGCGCTATAATAGGGTGTTTGGTTTTACCGAAACAAACCTTACTTAAAGGCTTTTTTACAGCAAAATTTAAGGAATAGTCACGATACAAACCATCGTGACTGTTTTAAAAAGTTTTCAAGTTTTCGACTTTATAGAATGGATATTCGGTTTAAACACTAACACCCTATCTATACTAAGAGGGCGTATAGAAAAGCTTGGCCGTAAACCGGACTACCCCACCATAATAAAGCTTATTCCTAAACCTTATCTCGCCTGGACTAAAGAATATAGGCATCACATCCTTCACAGTATCATTCAACGTTCTATTCGCCAATATTGCATCATAGACCCTGCCAAGAGGCTTCACAAGCTCAGCAAACACGTCTTCCGGCTCTGTTTCACGAATCACAACCACAACGTCAAAGGTTACCTCGTTTTCCAGCAAATCGCCTATTTCCGCTTGGCTAACCGTGGTTTCTGTAGGGTTGATAATGGCGACAGGTAAATCAGATAATTTTAGGCTTTCGCCAAGAAAGACTTGCTTTAACTCTTCCACTTTTTCCAGAATGGACTTTACATGGTCGAAAACCGCCTTATATTTCTCGTAGAAACCCAAATTTTACGCCTCCAACGGTTCACTCCAAACTTCACGCCAAAACATGGGAATTCTACGCCTAACCTCCTCGGCTGTTTCACGAATGAAAGGCTGAGGCTTGGTTCCCGGATGCCTCACCAGCCGAGTATAAACTATTTCTCCGCTTCGAGTTTCAAACCTTAAAACTGAAGCCCTAACCGGCCTAATCAGATGCGGCCGAGTTCCATACTCGACAAACATGGCATAAGGCACCGTAGGAAACACGTAAGCCTCAAAACCTCGCCGCGCCCTCCGAATACTCTTTCTCAGTTTGCCGGTTCGTTTCGGCGCCTTCTCCTTCATGGTTTTATAGGCGTAATCCGCCATTTTATCGCTTACAAGCCTACGCAGTTTTCGGCGCAGTCCATCCGGCAAAGCCTCAATCTTCAAGCCTAAACGCTGAACAATCACTTCAATCATGCAATCTGTCCTCGAACAACAATTTTTAACGGTTCCTGCTCCTTGCTTGGAAAAGTCTGCGTGGAGCCGTCATTCCATACAACTTCAAATTCACCATAGTATGTGCCAGGTGTGTCCGTATCTCCGCTTTGCCAATCCATCCGAACTTTTCCTTCTGTTGCATTTATAATGGTGCATGCTCGATTCTGAATTTTCACGGTTCCATCCAGCTTTCGCATATGAAACTTGACGGCTTGAGCATCCGACAAATCCACAGCCGAGCCGTCATCATACTTTAAAGTAGCCAAAATGCTTGGTTTAAGGTCGCCTTGCACAAGATAGATTTC